CCTTTAAGATAGAGAATGTTTTTAACAATACTTCTATCTGCAAGAATTTCAAGATACTTCTTAGTAGCTTCAATACTAAGAGTATGTTGAGAACGCTTATTATCTTCAACCTCTTTAGGATCAATAAGAACAAATCTAATTTTAGTAGATTTATCAATACTATTCAAAACAGGTTCTTTAGCAACTTCTCTATGACCTAAACAAAAAATCCAAGTGAGATACTGTTCAATATTAATTGGACTTGCATATTTGTATTTATCAAATTCATTAATGCTTTTATTAACATATGCCATAAATGCACCATCTGAATCAATACTAACTTTATTCTTTTCAGCAAGAGCAACTAAATCTTTAATATTCTTTTCACGTGTACGATCATTAAGATCATAATTAAAACCAATCTCTAACTCTTTTCCTCCAACAGGAACAAGAAGCCCAAAACTATGCCAATAATTGGATACTCTTTTGTACCAATTAGGATCATCGGGACTAGTAGTAATAACCACAGGCATTAACGTTTTGAGCATCTGTTCGTGTTGCATTAGAATTCTATTCACAGCACCATGTACAGAACCAAGTCTGCTTTCAAGTGCTCCAAATATATCACCATTAATAAGTCTAAAGACTTCAGGATTGGTTTTATTTATTAGATTTACAATTCGACTTTGAGAAACCATAGCAGTTTATTTATAAGTTAAGTTCTTTTATATATTATAGCCTAAAACATTCTCAATTAAAGCGACATTTCAAGCCAAAATGATGTCGTAGCGTTCATAAAGTTAATACCTCTAGAAGTCATTACTTCATAAGAAGCCTTATCTTTAGTGGTTGAAAGTTTAGAATCCCTTCCAGCAACAGCTTTCCAAGCATCAGGAAGTGGAGTCATACCTACATAAACACCTGCAATCTCTTCCCTACCTTTTTCTGCAACAAGTTGAACGTTTCTTTCACCACCATTGGTCATACTATGATCAATGAAAACAAGGTTATAAGAAAATACAGGATAACCATTATACATTCTTCCGTTTTCCCTATCCTGTTGTGCAAGAGCACCATGATCAAACATTTTGCAAGGACGTACAGTTATAACCCTACCATCAATAAGTTTGTACTTATTAAAGTAAGCACCAAACTGCAAATAATTCTCACCAGTAATAACTTTATCACCATAAGCAAGAACATATTCAGCAGCTTCACCCATAAGCATATTATGGAACATTTCTGCACCACCACGACCAGTATAAAGAACAATCTCCATAGGAGTATCATCTACCCTATTGTCAAAGACTGCTCTAGCCGTCATATCAAATTTTGCTTTGGTAAGAACTGAATAAGTATCATAATTACCAGCAGTCCTAATTATCTGTTTTACACCAGCTCCCTTAGGAATAGGTAAACCAGTTTCAGGATCAATAGTTGTTATAATACCAGCAGTAGTTCTGTTATATTCTGAAAACCAAAGATCAGTCTCATCGAGCATCCTTCTTTCAGTTTCCCATTGTTTCAGTTCAACAGGAATCCACATATTAGTCTTTCCACCACCTTCAATATCAAATTCAATATTGACAACTTTATTGGTGATATTACCACTAATAACTTTAGAATACCTCTGCCAACCAAATTGATTGGTAAGTTTACCAGGAGTCATCCTGTTAGAAGTCGTTCCATCAGACAACTGACCAGCAACAGAAGTAGGACCCATTGCCCAAGCTTGACCAGCAGAAAAATTCGTAAGAGGAACATAAGCTGTAAGATCAGATGTAATAAGTACAACAGTTACCTGCCAACGTTTTTCACTAATCTTTCTAGGTTCACTCTGAAAACGTACCTGATAAAGTTGATCAGGAGTATAAGCAGAGTACTGATAATGGATCCAGTTGTCTTCAAAGATAACATCAAATGGAGTACAACCAAGACCAGGAGTGGTAAGACCACTGTCAGCAAGTGCTACTACTTTAGTAGTCCACTTAGTTCTTCCCATAACAGGCCAAACATACTGAGTATCATTAAGCGCAACTGGCTTAATAGATTTAAAAGCATTTTGTCCCTGTGTAGTGGTAAGAAGAGGAAACATATCACTATCTTTACCCCAAAGATAAGTGAGATTCTTACTCAGAGCTACCTGATCAATAAGACCATTTTTATACAGCAAATTCTCATCGAGATGGGTATTGCTGTCGTACTCTGTTGCATACAATTCTCTCATAAAGCAATAATTAATTATTTAATTGGTAAAACAATTTTTCCACCTTGTGCATTAGCACCACTTCCACCACCTACTTTTGATTTTAGTTTAATAACCTTTTTAACAACATTAGAAGAGGCATTTGCAGCAATCAGTTGTGAATCATCATACTTACTAAATCTTCTAAAAGCATCAAAAAGATCGTGTTGAGGAGTACGTTCTATATTTTCAAGGTATTCATCATAATCATGTTGTGTCATTGTGTAAAGTTTACCATCAATATTAAAATTACGAGGTTTCTTTACATAATCTTCAAAATCTTTAAGTGACTTTGTAACAATCTTTCCATCAGCTTCTTTAACTCGAATAACTTCAGGAAGTGTAAACTTTTTATCTTTAATAACAACTTCTTTACTTTTTAAAGTAGAATCAATGTTATTCCAATATTCATCAATTTCTCTTTCTTCTTGTAATTGAGCATCTTTAATTGCTTGTGCCCTACTAACCTGATGTTCAGTTTGAGTAGTCTTAAGATAATTCAAAGCATGTTCAGCATGAAGTTTAAGTTTTTTATCTTCTTTAAGATATTTAACTAGATCATTAATTTCACTAGGGCTTACACCTCTAGCAATTTGAGCTTTAGTATAAATATCTATTTGTTGATTTTCATCATCAGAAAGAACTACACTATTATAGTCTACTTCTTCATTAAAGCCTTTTAAAGAACCAGTCAATGTAAGATGTTCAATAACATCCTTTAATACTGGAAATTGACTAAGTAGTGTTTCCTGAAATTCATTTGCACCAAGTTCTCTACCATTTTTATGAACATCTAACACATATCGTGTAATTCCTGGAAGAGTATTTTCATATTCAATTGGTTTGTTATCAGGAGTAACAATTACTAAATTGGTAGCTTTTTGAATATTTCCGACATAATCATCATCATCCAAAACAGGAGCAGATGGTGAAGTATTTGTAAGTATTAGTTCAGCTAATTCTTTTTTAGTTTTTATAACTTTACCGTCCTTAATAATATTACCATCTTTATCTAACGTATGATTTTCGCCATCTAATTCAATCACTGCGCCTTCAATAAGCTGAGCATTGATATCATTTAGTTGTTTTTCTTTTGTAGGATCTGGTGTAGGAGATTTCGGATCAGGATTTACAGGAGGAATAGAGGTAGTTTTAAGTTTTTCTAATTCGTCTTTAGTTTTAAGAATTTTCCCATCATCTCCAATTGCATCACCATTAACATTAACATTAAATTTCTGATCACCAAGCACCAACTCTGTTAATTGAGGTGTAGGATCAGGAGTAAAAGCGGGAGAAGGATCTCCTCCAATAGGTAAATGTAATTTTTTCATAATTTCGATAATTTCAGTTAGTATCTGTTATTGATATAAAAGTATTATTAGTAAGAGAGGTATTAGTACTACCATTTCTATTAGTCGCCTATATAGGGCAAATGCTTAATTACTTTTGCTTATTTTGTTTATTTTGGGATTGCTTTAATTTTTTATTAGCCAAACGTTCAGTAGAACTAATTTGTTTTTCTCTAAGCAGATTCTTAGTATTTGAATCATCACGTTTGAAGTTTAATTCTTGCTGACGAATTGCATTATCATTTGTATCATTTATATTTAAATCAGGTTCTACACTAGAATCAGTTGCACGAATTTCAGCTGCACGAATTGTTGCTTCAGCATTTTTATCAGCAACGTAACGAGTTGTTTCATTAATAGATTCTTGTACAGCAGTTTGTTGATCAGAAACATATTTTTGAACATTGTTTTTCTGATCTTCCATCGCTTGTTCAAATTGTTTATTTGCTTTACTAATTTCTTTAAGTGCTTGTCTAAGTTCAGGTACACTATCCAAATCTACAGCAGCTATTGCAGAATCAGTATCACCGTTTTGACTAGCGTTAAATGCTATATCACGGAACATTTTAATCTTTTCTTCGTTGATCTTAGCATTTTCAACAACAACACCATAGTCAGATTCACGATGTTCTTGAATATTTGCATTTACATAAATATGTTTTCCGTCTTTCTTGTTAAAATATCCACTACGAATATCATCTTGATATGCAATTTTACTAAATTCTAAATCAGCAATATGATCTCGTTCTAGTGCAGCATTAAACATAGTAATCATAAGGACATTACCAAGAGAAGCACGATAAATACTTTCTTGCATAACCCCCTTACCTGTACTAGCCATAACATCACCAAGACGATAAGAGTTCATATTAGATATTTCAAGTGCTTCTGATTTATATTTATCTCTTAATTCAATAAGCACTTTGAGATAATTTTCAACAGCCGGCATACCAATAACACGAAATCCTTGTGCAACAGTATTAAAATCAACGATTGTATCATCATATATTAAAGTATTATCAGCCTTAATATAAAATAACTTTTCGTTAGTAGTACCAGTATTATCAGGATTAAGCATTGATTGAGGAATAACCTGAATATATCCTTGATACTTTGCGATAGTTCTTTCTTGTTGAAGACACAGAAGCCTATCAATAATTACATAAGGAATAAGACGATTAGGAATAGGATTCTGAATAATATTTCTAAGAATACCCTTTTTACCACCAACAGGAAGTTTTGGAGACATTGTATGTTTATCATATCTCTGAACATCACAAGGTTCAGGTTTAAGATAAATACCAGAAGTTTCATGTCCAAATCGCTTTCCAATATAAACTTCTTCAATCCATTCTGTACGAATATCTGTATCGAATAGTGGATCTAATTCATAATCATTTCCAACAACTTCTTCTTGTTCTATTCCAAGCGGATCAACAAATGTACGAACTTTAATTGGTACTTGTGTTCTCCAAATTATTGTGTATTCAGTTAAAGACTCACTTGAATCAGTAACATCAAAATTCATTTCTTTATTTAGACTATAGTCTATATCACTAACTTGATTATTGGAAATTACTCTACTAGCAAGCCAAAGACCTTTAGCAACATAGCGTCCATTAGAATCTCGAACAAGACTTTCTAAATAACGTTTTTCTTCTTCTGTAAGTTTATTCCAATAAAGAGCTTTAACTTTAGT